TCAGGGGCGCGGGACCTTGATCTGCACCTTGAGCTGTTTCTTGAGAAGCTCGTAGTATGCCATAGCTTCCGCCACGGCCGAGCTTCGCAGGAAGTCCTGCTTCTGCGCGGCAGCCGCCTGCGCATCATCGGCCGGACGCTCGACGATGCGGTTGATCTTGACCACGGCATAGCCTTGCGCGCCCAGGTCAACACCCGTCCACGCAGGCAGCTGGGCCGTGGGCGCACGCAGGGCAGCGTCCACCACTTCGCGCGACTGGCCTTCGGGCTGGTCACGGCTGATCACCTTGGCTGCGGGCAATTGCGCCGCGTCAGGCTTGGCCTTCCATGCGGCGAGCTTGGCTTCGCCATCGGCCTTGGCCAGTTCGGCGGATTTTTGCGCCACATACAGGGTGCGCAGCTTGTCGCCGACCTCGGCCATGGGCAGCGTGCGGGCAGGCGTGTACTCCACCACGCGGCCGGCCACCAACTGGTTGGAACCCAGCTCCACCGCATCGGTGTTGCGCTTGTTGTTGAGCGAATCGCTGGAGAACAGCGCCTCCAGGAAACGGGGATTGGCCAGGGGGCCCTTGACGTTGGGGCCGGGCTGGCGCGTCACATGGTCTGCCTTTTGCACGGTGAGCTTGAACTTCTCGGCCACGGGCTGCAGGCTGTCCGACTGCTCGTAGACCGCGTTGGAGAAGCCTTCCGCCAGTTCGGCGAACTTGCGCTGCGCCTGCTGCTGCTTGAGTTCGGCCTCCAGCTTGGGACGCATCTGCTCGAAGCTCGGTGCCTTGGGCTTCTTGATGTCCACCAGCGAGATGATGTGGTAGCCGAAGTCGCTGTGCACCACGTCGCTGATGTCGCCGACCTTCATGCCGAAGGCTGCATCCTCGAACGGCTTGACCATGGCACCACGGCCGAAGTAGCCCAGGTCGCCACCCGATGCAGCGGAGCCGCCGTCCTGCGAGTTGGCCTTGGCCAGCTCGGCGAAGCGCTTGGGGTCCTTGCGCAGCTCGGCCAGCAGTTCCTCGGCCTTGGCCTTGGCTTTCTCCTGCTCTGCCGCGGGGGCATCCTTGGATGCGTTGATCAGGATGTGGCTGGCGCGGCGCTCCTCGGGACCGGCCAGGCGCTCGGCGTTCTGGTTGTAGTAGGAACGCACATCGTCTTCGCTCAGCGTGATGCCGGCCTCGATGCTGGGCACATCCAGCAGCAGGTATTCCACCTTGGCCTGCTCCAGTTGCTGGAACTGGCTGGTGTGGGCGTCGTAGTAGGCCTTGAGGTCGGCCTCGGTGGGCTGGACCTTGCTGGCGTAGGCGCTGGCTTCGAAGCGTGCCACCTGCACTTCGCGGCGCTGGTACAGCGCATCGATGGCCTGCTTGACCTGGGCGTCGGTCGCAAAGGCCGTGCCCGTGACGCCACCCATCACCTGGTTCATGGACAGTTCGCGGCGCAGATTGGCCTCGAAGCCCTCAGGCGTCAGGCCCTGCGATCCGACCAGGGCGCGGTAGGCTTCGGCATCCGTGGAGCCATCCGGCTTCTTGAGCGCGGCAATCGCGGGGATTTCCTGCAGCGTGCGCACCAGCTGTGCATCGGATGCGGCCAGGTGCATCTTCTGCACGGCAGCGGCCAGCACCTGGTCACGCACCATCTTCTCCAGCGTGGCGTAGCGCGCCTGCGGCGAATCCAGCAGCTTGGGGTCGACGTTGGGGTTCTCGGCGCGCAGGCGGTCGCTTTCCATGCGGTGCGCGTTCTCCCAGTCGGCCTGTTTGATCTCATGTCCATCCACACGCGCGACGATCACGCTGGATTCGGTGAAGTAGTTCTGGTTGACCCCCACGAAGATGAACGAGGGAATGATCAGCAAGAACAACAAGATCATCACGAACTTGGAATGCTTGCGGATGGATTCGAACATGGTCTGTCTTTCAGTGGCAGAAATAGAAAAGGCGAACTTTCGTTCGCCTTTTGTTCTTGGTGGGTGCTGACGGGGTCGAACCGCCGACCTACGCCTTGTAAGGGAAAATTCCACCGTTACAAATCAATAGCTTACAGCGTCTACCAACTTCGTCCCACCAGCTTTAAGGAGTCGAAGCGAAACATTCTACTTTCTTCCGCGCATCAGCCTCTCGCTTCGCCGGGTCATATACGCCACAGCGCGGGAACGCGCTGACTTGAGGGAATCTCCGGTTACTGTATATTTATACAGCACAAGGAATTCGGCCATGCCCCACCTCATCACCCCCACCAGCCCCGTCGCAGCCACGATGCCGTCGCTGCCACTGCCGGCCCCTGACAGCCCGGTACGCGCTGGCTTTCCAAGCCCGGCAGAAGACTTTAGCTGCGCCCGCATCGACTTGGCCAAGATCATGGTCAAGCACCCTCAGTGCACGTTTCTGCTGCGCGTGCGTGGCGACTCGATGATCGGTGCAGGAATCTTCGACGGCGACCTGCTGGTGGTAGACAAGTACTTGCGCCCCCAGCATGGCGACATCGTTGTGGCGGAGGTTGACGGCGACTTCACATGCAAAAGATTCTGGGCCAGGTATGACCAGGTGATGCTCCGCGCCGAGAACCCCACATACCCAGACATCCGTGCGAAAGAAGGCCAACAGCTGGAGATCTGGGGCGTGGTGACGTGCGCCGTCAAGTCGTTCCGCACATTGTGAGATCAGGCCATGTTCGCCCTGCTGGACGGCAACAATTTCTACGTGAGCTGCGAGCGCGTGTTCCGCCCTGCGCTGAAGGGCCTGCCGGTGATAGTGCTCAGCAACAACGACGGCTGTGCCATCGCTCGATCCGAAGAAGCCAAGGCGCTGGGCATCAAGATGGGCGAGCCCTTCTTCCAGATCAAGCACCGCATCCACCAGGGCCTTGTCGCCCTGTCCGCAAATTTTGTGCTGTACGGCGACATGAGCGACCGCATGATGTCCCTCGCGGCCGGCCTCGGGCCAGAGCAGGAGATTTACAGCATCGATGAGTGCTTCATAGGCCTGGCCGGCGTGAGCGACGTGACGCGCCGATCCTGGGCAATCCGTGACCGCATCTTGCGTGGCGTCGGCATCCCCACGTGCATCGGCATCGGACCCACAAAGACTCTGGCCAAGCTCGCCAATCATGTGGCCAAAGACGCGGAGCGCAAGCCCGGCAGCTACCCTGCCTCTCTGGCCCAGGTATGCAACCTCACCGAGCTTTCGCCAGCACAGCTGCAGTCGCTGCTGGAAAGCGTGCCCGTGGGCGACGTCTGGGGCGTGGGGCGCCGAATCAAGATGCGCCTGCTGGATCACAAAATCTTCACGGCTTGGGACCTAGCCCGCGCGCCACAGCCGCTGCTGCGCGCCCACTTTGGCGTGGTGCTGGAGCGCACAGCGCGCGAGTTGCAGGGCATGCCCTGCCTGGGGCTGGAGCATGAGCCACCACCAAAGCAGCAGATTGCCTGCACGCGATCTTTCGGCCGCCCGGTCAGCGACCTGGCGCCGCTGGTCGAGGCTGTCTCCGCCTTTGCCCAGCGCGCGGCAGAAAAGCTGCGCACACAAGACCACAGGGCCGGCGCCGTGCATGTGTTCGCGCACACGAGCCCATTCCGGGATGGCCCACGTTTTGCCCGCAGCACCACGGTCCAGCTCACCCAGCCCAGCAGTGACACCGCCTTGCTGGTGCGCGCTGCAGCGCGCGGGATCGCCAAGATCTACGAGCCCGGCTATCAGCTGTCGAAGGCTGGCGTGATGCTGCTGGATCTGTCCCCCGTGGCAGTGCAGCAAGCCTCATTGCTCGATGAGCCCAACGCCTATGCGCGCGACCACAGCCCCCTCATGGAGGCCATGGACCAACTCAACGCGCGATACGGCAAAGGCACAGTGGGCATGGCCAGCGCGCTGCAGGAGTCGGGCTGGGGCATGCGCCAGGACCGCCGGACACCGCGCTACACGACAGAGCTGGACGATATCCCCATTGCACGCACGTAACCCCAGGAGACCCCATGAAAATGCCTCTTGAAGTTGAGCTGTACCCCACCCTGCTGACCATGCCTCGATGGTTTGGCACACCCGAGGTCCAGATCCTGCCAGGCCGTCCAGAGCACTACTTCATTGATGAGATCGAGCCCGGGTGGTTTGCCGTCACGGATCTTGACGGGGACCGCATCTACTGCGGACTTGGCCCGGTGACCGTAGAGCGATCACCTGCACCCTTTTGACCAGCGGGCAAAATGCCGCCCATGGCAATCGATCCCACAAATCCAAAACACACCGTTCACCAGCGAGTCGTCGCTGGCTTCCAGGGACACTGGAAGGCGCACGGCAGCGACAAGTACCCGCAGCGGTTCAGGCTTCCACCCGAGGAGCTATATCACCTGGACCATGTGATGCACAAGGGCGAGCACCCTGGACTGATGTGGGGCGTGCCGCTCGAAGCTGACCCCAACACGCGCGGGGAGATGATCGCAGTCGACGGTACGGTCCTGTCGATTGCGCCGCCTGAGTTGCCTACGGAATAATCAACCGCCAGCGGCGGCCTTACTGCCTGTGCGGCAGAAGATGTGCAGACCACACACATCATTTTCTAAGCTGCTTGTTCAGCAGTCGCCGCACTCTATCACCGCTCACGTGCAGGCCCAATCCTTCCTCTTTCTGCAGCCTTGCGCCATGAGCCGGTACCAGCGTCCAGGGGCAGCCCCTGGCGGCGCACCCAACCGGGGAACTTCTCGGCAACGCCGGCCACACGCCTGCGCTCCTCTGCCTTGATGTAATCGCCGCTGCGAAGGCGCTGGGCAATGTGCAAGCAGAATGCCTTGTCAACTTCGCCGGGAGCGGTTGCCGGCAGCTCGACAGGAACCGTTTGCCGCGGCGCGGGCTGCTCAGGCGGCAACGCTGGCAACGCGACACTCATGCGCCTGGCCAGCTCAGCGCTGGCGATATTGATCAGCCGCACAAGTTCGGCATCTGGCATCGTTGTGATGCTGATTTCCCGCGCTGCCATCACACGCCCTCCGGCAACCGCTGAACTCCCAGACGATGCAAGAGCAGATGCCACATCGCAAAGCTGATGCTCTGACGTGACGATGCACTCTCGCTCGCTGTGTACTTGCGAAACCCCTGAGGCTGTACGCCGACAAGGGCGGCGGCGCCGGCGCCTGAAACACCCGTGAAGCTGCCCTCCCCGACAACATGACGCAGCTCCCAGCTCGTGGGCGCGCGCCATTCAGCAGAATTCAGCGTGAGCACTTCGCCAGGCAGTAGCCCAGACACCCAAGCTAACGGCGGAGCGGTGGGAGCCGACGCTGGCTGGCTTGCATATGCCTCTGCAATCGCTTCATGTGCCTGCTGCAGCCGACCGAACTGCTCCGCATCCATGGGTACGCATGCGCCCAGTTCATCCGCTATCAGCCATGTTGCATGGCGGTCATCGATCAATCCCACAGAGAGTCCATCGATGGGCGCATGCGAAAGAAAGCGGCCCAGCTCGCGGCCCAGGACGCCAACTCTATCCACTGAGCACACCAGGCGTACAAGGTAGCCGCCGCTGGATGCGTGCGCCACTGGCTGAGCGACGGCCTGATGAGAGCGCACGAAAGCCGTCCTGTCGTCGCCAAACGCTTCCGCGACCTGGCCACGGTTCGCAGCAGCAGGCAGCGTGTGCTCAGCCAGCAGCCTCGCGCCGTACGACATGGCCCAGCGCTGGCTTGCTTGGCTGTTGACGACGAGTGCGCGGCCAACAGGGCAGAATTCAAAAGGCCCAGACTGGAACTCTTGCATCTCAGACCTCCACACGGTCGATGATGAACGTTGCACCATAGGGCAGCGGGATCATCTTGCGCGCAGCCAGGGCTGCGTTCATCGCACGCAGGGCGCCAGTGTCTCCAACTGGTGCGCCGGGGATCTTGCCGAATGCGAACTCCTCAGCCTGCGCACGAGATGCGAACAGGCCTGGCAGCACCGATTCCATCGAATCTGGAAGTGCGTAGGAATTGCAACGCACCCGGAACTTGAAATTCTTGCCTTGCTCGGCTTGATGTTGAGCGGCTCGGGCGGCTTTGCGGTCTGCGAAGGTCATGATGTGCATCTCCTGAGAGGTACAGCGCTGGCGGATTGCCGAACTGATGGACGCAATCATATAGCTCCAATGGAGCTAATGCAAGGCTCTTTTATTAGGTCTAGCCAACCCGCGTGCACGCCATCAGCGCGCAATTTAGAAAAGCCCCACGGGTTCTGCAGCACGATCCCAGCTGCTGTAAACAAGCTCATTCCGCTGCACCCCGTTGCCACCGCCAGCGACGATGTAGGTAATCGGAACGACTTCGACATGCAGCCCAGCGAAGCACTCGCGGATGGCTGGGTGGTCGTTGATGCTCAGCACGGCCTTGCCCTGCAGGTTGCGCATGCGCTGTGCCATGGCCTCGTATTCCGCCCAGGGGAAAGGCACGCCGTATCCTTCGGTTTCCCAATACGGCGGATCGAGGTAGAACAGTGTGTGCGGCCGGTCGTACCGCTTCATGCAGTCTTGCCAATCCAGGCGCTCGATGTAGGCGCCGTGCAGCCGCATATGGGCAGCGCTCAAGTCTTCCTCCAGGCGCAGGAGGTTGACGGTGGGCGCGGGCGCAGTCGTGGCCGTACCCCAGGTCTGGCCTGAAACCTTGCCACCGAAGGCCTGGTGCTGCAGATAGTAAAACCGGGCCGCGCGCTCGATGTCGGTCAGCGTTTCCGGCCGCGTGATCTGCAGCCATTTAAATACCTCGCGCGAGGACAACGCCCACTTGAACTGGCGCACAAATTCTTCGAGGTGCCTCTGCACGATCCGGTAGAGATTGACCAGCTCGCCATTGATATCGTTGATGACTTCGACCTCGGCCGGCGGGCGCATGAAATAGAGCGCCGCACCGCCTGCGAAAACCTCCACATAGCACTTGTGCGAAGGAAAGCGTGGGACGATGAAATCTGCCAAGCGGCGCTTGCCGCCGATCCAGGGAACGATGGGGGATGCCATGCTTTGCCTTTCTTCTGGCTCGATAGCCGATGCTAGGCGGCACAGCACGAAGCAATTCCCCCGGGGGGCTACAGATCGTGTGTGCCGTCCATCAATACGCGCGAGGCGTCATAGGCTCGCTCGCAGGCACCGCCCCGGGCGCGGGCTTCGTCAGCAATGCGCGCCAGCTTTCCCGCTCGCTCGTCAGCGCGGCGCTGCAGCTCGGCGAGCAGATCGAGGGCGCCGGTGTCTGGCGAGCACTGTCCGGCAGCGGCGCGAGCCTGGGCGGCGGCACGGTGGGCGGTGATGTAGTTGGCGAGGTCGCCGCGCAGCCGGCCAGCAGCAGCACGGGCAGCATCAGCGTCAGCTGCGGAGCGGGCCAGTTCCTGCCGGACCTGGGTGTCGATGGTGCGGATGTCGTCACGGTGCTTATCCTCCAGAATTCGATATCGCTCAGATGCTTGGCGCGCGGCCGTGGCCGCCGCCTCTCGCTCGCCGGCCAGCTCGGCGCGGGCCTGGGCCGCATCGCGCTCGCCGCCAAGCCGCGCCAGGGTTTGCCAGGCCAGGAGCGCCGCCAGCACCAGGGCCAGCGCCTGCCAGGCGTAGGCCTGCAGCCGGGCCATCATGGTCTGGCCTCGCAGTCGTAGCCATTGCGGCGCTGGGCTGCGCACGCGGATGCATCGGCGCGCTCACGGGCATCGGGCACGCCGCAGCGTTCCAGCACTTGCCCGGCGCTGATGTACCAGGCCGGCGCCATGTCGGCCTCGGCCGCAGCAACCTCAATCACACGGCAGGCCTGCAGGACAGAGCCCGCCGGGACAATGGTGCAACCGGCGAGTGCGGCCACCACAACAGTGACTCCAATCATTGATTTCATGACCCCCCCCGCGCCAACAGTCCGGCACTGAAATGCCCATCCCTGCCCCACTGCGCGCAGAGCTCGCGCGAGGTATCGCGGCGATCAACAAGCCCTGGCAGCCGCGTGGGCACGCCGTTCACGGTGCCGTAGACCCATCGCGGCATCTGCTGGCATGCAGCATCGAGTTGACCTGCGTTGGCCAGCCGCAGGACGGTGGTATCTGGTGCGAGCGCAGAGGGCACGTTGTAGGCCATGTCGATAAAGCTGGCCTGCACCCATACGTTGTAGGTGTCCCAGTGCCGCAGCGCGCGCCGCGCCTGACGCTCGGCCTCGCGGTATTTGGGGCGCTCCAAGCGCTCGCAGTCCTCGGGCGTGTAGTAGCGCCCCGCCACCACCTCGGGGCCGGTGACGCCCGCGCAAACGGTCAGCGGCTGCCCTTTACCCAGACGGTCCACATAGGGCATGCCGATGTGCCGGCCGCTGCTCTCGTAGTGCAGCCCGATCTGGCGAGCCAGGGTCACTGCAGGGCTGGGCCCGGCCTCCTGAGTGGCGACATATCCGCCAGCAGCCGTAACAGCCAAGCCGGCTGCCGTGGCAAGCAGTCGATTGCGCAGGACTTCGTTCATCGCCCACCTCCACCGACCATCAGGGCCTTCCAGAACGCGATACCGGCCGTGCCGAGCATCACGATGTACGTGATGGGTTTGGCCGCCCTGCCGATCCACTGGAGGACGCGGAAAGCGCCCTGCGCGGCCTTGAACACCTCCAACATTTCCGCCGTGTTGGCGCGGACCATCTCCGTGGCCTCGGTGTTGACACGCAGCTCTGCCTCAATGCGTGTCATGCGAGCGTCGCCCTCGTCCAGGCGCGCTGTGATGGTCCTGCTGGTGTTGGGATTGATGGCTGTGCCGAAGTCATCCTGCATCCGGTCCTCCTTTGATATGGGTTTTAGATTTCGATGAGCACGTAGGGCAGCTGCGGTGCGTCGCCCGTGATGACTTGCGCCTGGATGTAGACACGGCTACCGGCCTGGTGGCCAAACGGATTGCGCACACGCAGTTGCCCATTCCCAGGCATGTCGATGAGGGCCGTCCCATCGCTGTATGCCGCGCTCACCTCCCCGGTGAGAACAGGCTCATCGGGCAACAGTTGTCGAAGACGTTTGTAGAGATTGGTCGTGGTCATGCTGCTTCGCGCTCCACAGTGATCTGCTGCCGCACCACAGGCATGGATGCGCTCAGGCGAGAGGCCCGCACAAGGCCGCGCCAGGTTTGCTTCGTGTCGTCGACTTCGATCAACTGGCCAGGCAGGATCAGTCCAGGAGAAGTTCCTCCAGTGATGAGAGGCATGGTGATGCTCTGCATCAGCTTGTTGCCCGCAGCCCCCAGAATGGCTTCGCCTCGCTGACGCGCGGCCACGGCATCCGTGATGAGTGCATCAGTCACATCCGGGGCAAGCACATCGCCTGCCGACGCCGCCCTGCGCACGTGCCCCTGGATGCCCCCAATCTGCCCCACCACATAGACTGCGTTGTAGCTGGCACGCGGCTCGGGACTGAGGTCGTCCGTCACGATCACATCCGCCGGCATGCGCACATCAGGTGTCGTTGCGGCCCAATGCCATGGCAAGGCCGGGTATCGGGGGGCGATGATCAGTTGCTCCTGCGTCCTGTGACTGCGCACGACAGCACCGATAGATTCCGCCACCCGCATGACAGCGGACAACGGCGTGCCGCGGTGACTCCAGGCGCCGGCCGGCACCAGCCAGTCGCTGACGCGCCAATCGATACCGACCCCCGTGAACTCCAAGGCATTGAGGATCAGTTGCTGCGCGGTGGCGGGCTGCGTGGACAGCCAGGTCGATTCCGGCATCGGACTGCCCAGCAACGCTGTCACGCTGGCCCCCTGGACAGACACGCTGTGCTCACCAAAGCGCCGCGAACGACTGAGGCTCTGCACGGCAAACACAAAATCGATGCCATCCACCACCACCCGAACTCTGGCAGGAAGGCCGCCCGATGGGGCCAGTTGATCCAGCAGGTGCTCAGGGCCGTTGGCGGAAAAGCTCCATCCAAAGCCGTCGTCCTCGCTGGCAATAACGACATCGCGCAGGACGACCGGCTCCATGCTTGGCAGCAGGGCCGCCTCCATCGTGTGTACCGTCATATAGACCTTGAGTTTGGGTATGACATAGCGCGGCGGCTCGGGATTGACGCCGCCCTTGCAACAGAAGAAAACCAGCTCGGTGCTGCCGGTCCAGGTCTGCGCAAACACCAGCTCCACGGCGTCCCCGGGCGGCGGCACATAACACGGCGGCGGCTTGGGCGGATCGACCGGCCGGCCAGGCGTGATGCCCGGCGGCGGCACCATGGCGTCCTGATACCGCGCGCCACCCATGACCACGGCCAGCTGCAGGGCGTCGCCCATGCTGCTGGTGTGCCAGGCACCCCGCTGCAGGCCGTCGCCGAAGGCCTGCACGGTGGCGCGGCGCACGCGGATGGCTTCCTCGAATCGCTGCAGCACAGCCGCCTGGGCGGCCAGGGCGTTGTCCATGCCCTGGCGCGTGGCCAGGTGGACGCGGATGGCTTCCTGCCAGGCCTGGGCGGTGATGCCCGCCACGGCCAGGGCATTGCCCATGCCCTGGCGCGTGTCCAGGCGCAGGCGCTGCGAGTCCTGCCAGCGGTGCACGGTGGCCGCGCCGGCAGCCACGGCCTGCCGGCCACCGATGCGCGTGGTGCTGCTGGCCACGGCCGACTGCTGGTAGACCGACACGAGGGCGCCGCGCGCAGCTGCGCCCTCTTCAAACGCTGACAGCGCGCCGCCCACGGCCGGCCGGTCGGTGCGCGTCTGGTAGACAGCGCCGAGCGCGACTCGCGCGCCAGGCAGCCGGATGGCAGTGGCAGCTGTCTTGCGCCGCAGGGCACGGATGCCCACGCGGGCGCCTGGCAGGCGGATGGCTGCCCGCACGACCGCGTCCTGCCCCGAGCCCGAATCGTCCTCATTGCCGAACACCAGCTCGTTGGGCGAACCACCGGCCAGCGGGCGACGGAAGATCAGCTCGATGATCGCCATGGGCTACTCGATGTAGCTGGTCGGGGCCAGCGTGAGGTAGCCGCCCGCGTACAGCTGGGTGCTGTCCGGGATCTGGATCTGGCCGTCACCACCCTCAGCCGACACATCCACGTCCATCACCAGCGCGCCCGCCGCCGACACGATGCGGCCCCAGGTCGCAATGCCGGATTCGAGGATCATGGCGCCTGCTGCATCGCGAGCCAGTAGCCGCAGCCGGCCGGCCACGATCTCGCCGCAGGGCTTGGCCAGCGGCAGCTCTACCAGCATGGGCAGGGCCGAGGCCTCTCCGAAGGCGGGCCGCTCGGCGTCTGCAAAGAACCGCACGCAGGCCGTGCCCGAGCCCACATCAAGCAGCAGGTCGCGCAGCCCCTGCAGGCGGGCCTCGTTCGCGGCTATGGTGATCTCAACGCCGCGCAAGGTCATGGCATGGCCTCCGGGGTGACGCGGTCGGCGACCACGGCGCGGAAGTCGCCCTCATGGTCGTAGCTGAGTACGGTGTACGCGGTGGTGCTGTCGATGCGCGCGAATTCGTAGTCGCCCTGGGCGTTGCTCCAGGCTTCGCGGATCAGCAGGCCGTCGCGGTCGCGGTACAGCCGCACACGGCGCGAGACGGGCACCTTGGGACTGTTCTTGTCTTCCTGCTCGACGGTGCGACCGCGCACGCGGCCCAGGCCGTTGCCTCCCAGCACGTAGTCCAGTTGACTCGCTCCAGGGCGCTGGACCACATATGCCCCCTGGTAGATTTCTCGCCCGCCTACGCCCACAACTGCCGTGGGCAGGAGGAGGCTGGTTGGATAAGACAGCTCAGCCATACCCGTTAGCGCCAAGGCCCCGTGATATCGATGAAGCCATAGCCAACTGGCGTGCCAGAGGCCGCATGCGGAAGCGCCAACAAGCGACGCCCGCTGACTGCCTCGATCAGAGTCGAGTCGCGCTCGAAATACTGTGCGACCTGCGACTGCGGGACATACCGGTATCCCGGGACGACCGCTCGCGGGGTATTAGTGTTGCCGGGCGCATTGTTCAAATACAGTTGCGAAAGCTTCAGTTCACCGTCCACGTCGCTCGGAAAAATCCCCAGCCCGGAGTCGGCGCCAGAACCTGCGTTCACAGTCCCTGCGTAGCTCCTGAGCTCTGGGGCTACGCTGCTCCCCAGCCCTGTCATGGCCCTTGGCAGAAAGTACCAATTGCTGGAGGCCGTATCGAGGCTGCCATTGTTGGGCATGGCGGTCACGTTTCCCTGAGATGTACCACCGCAAAGCAGACAAGCGTATGCATCCCCCGTCCGGCGCAGCGCCAACAGATCGCCAAAGGCCCTTGTCCCGCCGGCCGTGCTGGTCGCAGTGGAAGAAGTGGCCGGCGCAGTGTTGTCGACGAAAAAGCGGCTGTCCCCCACAACCAGCCAGCGCGTCGCGGTGGCATTGGCAGAGCCACTTTTTGCCCACCAGCAGCCATCGGAACGCTGTGCAACAGTGGGAAACGGTCCGGTCCCGGTATCAATGGCCGACATGCTTTCGTAGCCACGCATGGATGCGGCGGTCGTGGTCCGGTCATCGACATAGAGGTACATGCCCAAGCTCTGCGGATCGGTGGAGCGATACACGGCCTGGTTGGTCCCAGAAAGCGGTTTGGCCCAGCCCAACGCCGCGAACTTGAACGTGATGCCTGTGCCGTTGTCCACGCTGTCGGGCGCGGCCGTGCGGAACTTGAACACGCCGCTGGCCGACTCGGTCACGCGCTGCTCACCGTTGAGCAGGGCCTGAGCGGCGCCGGCGATCAGCAGCACGCTGTCGGGCGTGGGAGGCTGCGAAGCGCCCACGGAAAACTCCACCGTTGCCACGCCGGCGGCCACCGTGATGCGCGTGGCCGCACGCAGCCCGAAGCCCGTGATCAGGCAGGCATCGAGCACTGCGATCTTGCTGCCGGCCTGGCCGTTTTGGACGGGCGCGCCGTACATGGTTGAGAGAAAGTGCTTGACGCTGGTATCGACAAGGGATGCCATGGGTGATCTCCAAAAAATCAGGGACGGTCGACGCTGCCGCGCACCAGGTGCTCGAACTGGTAGTCGTCGGCCACAGCCTCGCTGGGCTGCACGGTGCGGATGAGGGCATGGGGGGCAATGCCGCCCTCGGTGTTGATGCGCAGCACGTTGCTGGCGCTCCAACCCTGGCCCCAGCCGAGGGCGCGGATCGTGATGTAGGGCACGCCGCTGATCGGGTTGATGGGCGCGAAATCCACGTTGGTGGAGCCCGTGCCCAGGTTGCCGACGTGCTCGCCGATGAACTCGAAGGTTGTCGCGCTGGTGAAGCGGCACATCCAGCGCTCGGGCAGCGCGCCGGCATTGGTGACGAGCAGGGGCGCGATGGTGTCGTTGTAGCTGGCGAGGGCCTCGGGACCATCGACCGTGTCCTGCCATTTGTTGGTCCAGGTGGCCTGGTCAAACATCTGGCTGACACGGGCGCGCAGCGTACCTGCCATCAGCGCGCTGGAGACCACGCTGCCAACAGGAAACTCATGACTGAGCTGCTTGGTGATCGCCAGCATGCCGTTGATCTGCACATCGCTGACCCGCGCCATCTCTTCGATGCGGTGCTGGAAGGTCACGGGCTGGGACCAGCCCGTGATGTCGCTGACGGTGATCTTGCCGGCCTCCAGATCCACGCTCCAGCCCTGCTGGATACGCTGGCCATCGGCGCCGATGACATAGGCACGCGAGAGCCGCACGCGGCCACAGTTGATGACCTGGCCATTGGTCACGGTGACGGGGCCGACCGTGCCGGTGTGGCCGATCACGATGTAGCTGCCCACGCGGTAGATCGGCACGCGGCCATCGGGCGGCAGCCGCACGGGGTCCAGGCCGATCACGTCCGCGTCCAGCGGCAGGTAGAAGTAGCTGACGCTGTTGTAGCGCAGCGTGGTCGGGTCCACGGGCCAGGGGCGCCAGATGCGGTTCGGCTGCACGGCACCGATGTCATCGGCCGAGTACCACCATTCAGCCTTCTGGGCAGCGGTCAGCGAGGTGTCCAGCACATAGTCGCCGAACTGCAACTCGACTACGCCGCTCTGGTAGTCGATCTTGCCGCGCAGGTGCGTCCCCGAAATCACGCCGTCGATGCCAGCAGAGGCCGTGATCTGCTCGCCAGTGGCATCGGACAGGTTCATGACAAAGCCGCTGGGCTTGATCGGCGCCGCTGCGGTGCGCATGAAGATGCTGGCCGTGGTCCAGTTCTGGCGCACGGTCCACAGGCTCTCGACCACCAGGTCCGTGGCCGGGCCATCGACCACATAGTCGAAGATCCGCGCCACGCCGCTGGAGTAGTCCAGCGCGCCAGCGACGATGCCCAGCGAGCTGGACGTGCGGTCGCGCACCAGCACGCCGTCGTAGTCCTCGTAGACATGGCCCATCCACCGAAACCGCACGCTGCCCGGCACGATGTAGTCGGTGGTGTAGGGGCACAGGTCCAGCACCACCGGCTCGGGCGTGAAGTTCATGACATGGTGCTGGGCACTGGCGAAGTCCTCGGCATAGGTCACGGTCACCGTGCTGCCGGCCAGCAGCTCTTCGCTGACGGAGGTGTCGCTGCGGTCGCCGCCTTTGGACACCGTCGAAAAGCTCGGGTCGCTACCGCCGCCGCCCATCGTGGTCTCTTCAAAGCTCAGGGCGTTTTCGTAGTCGCTGTTGTAGCCCTCGGTCTTGCTGTCCAGCTGGACGAACTTGATGTTGAGGAACTTGCCCGCGTAGTTGATGGTGCCGTCCGGGCCGAACGTACCCTGGCCGTCATCGGTCAACAGGTGACGCACCGTGTCCTGGGTCTTGCTGGTCTGGTAGCTGGACCGGCTGTGCGTGGACGACGAGCTGGCCGAGGTCTTGGTGGTCTGCAAGACGATGCCGGAGGAAACTCCTGCCATGGTTTTTCTCCCTTGATTGATCAGGCGCCCCAGCGCCGGTATTCCACGCCGCCGATGGACTTGACGCCCGCCGTGTACTCGGCATCCGTCCAGACCACGCCATCGACATCGGGCGGCACGTACTGATTGCCCGTGGGCGAGCTGGTGGCGCCGACCTCGATGTAGACGGACCCGCCGCTGGCGCGCGCCCCGCCCTGGGCCATGTACTTGCCCGTGGTCGAGCCATCGGACAGGGGCACGCGCGAGGTGATGACGGGCGCAGGCGCCGGGGGCACCTGAGGCAGGTAGCTGAATTTGCCGCTGCCGCCGTTTTTGGAGGCCGAGGTGCCACCGGATGAGGCGCCGGAGCTGGCCGAGAGATTGCGCACTGTGATCCATCCCACGGACACGGTGCCGGGCGCAGGGATGGTGTCCAAGGTGATCGCACCGTAGCCGCCTGCGTCGAGGACGACCGTGACGTTCTTGCTCACTGTCACGGCATAGTCGTACTCAATGGCGAACTGCCCGCCTGCGTCGATCATGAATTGCGGGCGCAGCAGCAGCGCGGCCGAGGCGTAGTTGATCTCGCCCGTGGCGGCGCCCTGCAGGTCGCCCTGGCCGTTGTCCGTGGCCGTGCGCAGCACGCCGCCTGAGGTCCACTTGATGACCAGAGAGCCCGGTTTGATGCCCTGGTGCGGCAGGCGCATGGCGTGCTCGGGCAGCCGCCAACCCGTGGCACTGGAGCGGTTCACGAAGGCCGAGGCCTCACCCCACTGGAAGATGATGGAGCTGCCCACGTCTGGCAGTGCGGGCAGCGTCACGGACACCGAGCCGTTCGCATAGTTGACGGTGCCCACGGCCGATCCAGTCAGCTCGCCCTGGCCGTTGTCGGATGCGGTGTACCAGACGCCCATCACCTGGAACGACACCACCAGGGTGTTCGGCGCCGGAAAAGGCTTGAGGATGGCCACCCAGCTGAAACTGCGGTTTTCCTGGCCAACCTTGATGCGGCGCGTGTGCGGCGCATTGGGCACGCGGATCTCGCGCGGCGAGGTAGCGAGCACCAGCTGCCGCACGCCGGCCGGGCGCTGGTCCAGCGCCGCAGTCTCGGTGCGTGAGTTGGGCACCAGCTGGGTGTAGATGCTGGCCACCCGCAGCATGCTCTCGCCCAGCTGCACAGCTGCCGTAAGGGGCTGGGCGCCATAGAAGCTGGCCGCGTCCGCCACGGTGGTGTCCCGAATACGGGTCTTGCTGGCGTCCATCGCGTAGCCCCGGTTCGGCGGTGACCCGGGGAAGGCACTGCGCAGCCGGGGAGTGATCTCGCAGGTTGTGACGCTGGCCGTGTAGTCGGTATAGCCACCGCTGCTTGAGTACGAAAACTGCAGGGTCTCGGTCTCGGCGCGCAGCACGCGCACGTACTGCAGCACCTGGCTGGCCAGCCCTTCGTTGTAGACGAGGATCAGCGTGCGGCCGATGGTCGGCGCCGGTGTGCCGGGCCGGTGGAAGATCTTGATTGAGGCCTGGCCCTGGACGTGGTTCTCCAGCAGATAGCCGCCCCACTCCGTGCCCGGGATGAGGTAGGCCGCGATGGCAGCGGCGATATCCGAACGACGCGCGAATACGCCGCAGGGCGCGATGGTGATGGACACATTCGGATCGTTGGGCACGGCCGAGACAATGATGTTGGTGTCCATCAGCGGCTCGGTGGTGGGCGTTTGCACGGCCGCGTGCACCTGGCGGATGGACACATCGCCACCGGCCCGGTCGACCTCGGTGATGTCCTCGAAGACGCCATTGCTCTTGCCCCAGGGGATGACGTTGCCCGTGGGACCGCCGCCGCCGTTGGCGTCATCGGTCATCACCTTGGATTCGAGCAGGCGTATGTCGCCGTCTTTAATGGTCATGTGGTGGGTTCTCTCAAACAGTGATGAGCCGCAGCGTCGCTACATAAGGGTTGGACAGCGCAGGCCTTTCTGGCCTGCCTACGGGTTGAGCCTTGATGGGCGCACCCTCAGCAAACTGCACACGGAAACTGCGGCCATCAGCCAGCACCAAGTCATGGGTCTGGCCAACTTGGTCCGCCAGCGCGTAAAGATCGAGGAGTGTTGCCCTGCGAATCCAACCCTGATCCTCGACCCCCTCCAACGTGATGGGCCGGCCTGCGGCCATGGCGACGGCGTCCACAACCAGCGCGCCAGTGATACTGCGGCCGAAGCTTTTGGAGACGGCGCTCCAGTCGAACTCGTCGGTCCAGAGCATCCCGGCAGGGAGCTCCAGGGCACCAAGAAGGTGGTGGCTTGCTGTCATGTTCAGGACCCCGTGAGCGATTTGGCACGCTCGAGTTCAGACATCAGGGACCGCATCGCGCGCTGCATGGTTTGCTCGCCTTCTGTGTCGGTCCTGATGCGGCCCTGGTCCTGGCCATTGACCTGCAGGTTGATCGTGACCGACTGCGATCCGAACATGCTGTTGTTCGATGGACGTTCAACCTCTGGGGCAGACTTGGGCGTCGCCCCTGACTCCGTCCCCTTGAGGAACGCAACGCGTTGATTTGCCTCGAATTTGCCGTCGCCGTACTTGTAATAGTCCGCCATGTTTCCGAGGGCTTGGGCCAACGTGCCAAACTGACCGCCCCAACGTTTCTGTGCATCGTTGGCGACATACGGAACGGTTCCGTCGGCATTCGTGAACTGCTTTGCCAAGTCCTCAGCCAGAAGCTCGTCCAGACCGGCCTGCTGCAGGTATTCGATAATGGCTGCGCGAGTCCAAACCCATTGCTGCTGAACGTTCCCCTTTGCATCCGAGGTAAAGCCGTCCTTGTTACGAAATTGGGCACCGCCAGAGCCTATCTGCTGAACTCCATCACCCAGTTGCTCCCCATTGGAACCGTTTTGCCCAGGACGCCCGTATTTGTCATTCATGCGCTGCTTGAATTCGCGCGCCGCATCACTGGCTTCGTTGATGGAATTTCGCACTCCACCCCATTGATTCCGAATGTTTGCGCTGGCACTGCCACTAGTGCTGGCAGCACGCTCAAATTCATTTCGCAGCGTGACGACTGACTTACCTCCCTCACCTACCTCGATGCGTACACCCCGCGCTGCTGCCTCGGCGGCGACCCATGAAGGGGCGACCCCCTTGTTGGCAGCAATTGCATCTTCAGCAGCTTTTTTGAATGCTCCACTCAAATCCTCCGCTGTGGCGACACCGGAGTTCTTGATGATTTCGTAATCGCGACGGGCGTTGGTGGCCTGGTCTTTCAATGCCTGAGAGCTGACAACGCCCAAACGATCGAAGGCAGCCTTGAGTTGCTCGGCCGCATCCTGCGCGGCCTTGCCCGCGTCCGCCGCTGCGCCTGGGGTCTCGCGCAGCTTCTTGTTGATCTGCTCGAGCTTGGCGCCAGCAGCGTCAAGGTCTCCTGCCTGAACAAACTGCTGATACTCTGCGCGGAGTTGCACCAATGCATCACGATGCTGTTGAGCTGCAATGCGTGCTGCCTCATCAGCACGGGCCTTCTTTTCGATGGCTTGGCGAGCAGCAGTGTTGGCATCAGCGGCCCGGGTGAGCACCTCTGTCATGCGCGACATGGCCCGATCAGACTGTTGAGCGGAGCCTGCTGTCTGGTCCATGGTCCCCGCCAAACCAAAAAATCCATCTCGGGCTTTTTGGGCTGCATCGGCAGTGTCTTGCAGAGACTGCGCGGCTTTGTCACGCATCGCCTGGGCAGCATCGCTGAACCCCTCCGCCGCGAGCACGGCGTCAGCAGCTGCGAGCTTGAAGGATTCGGACAGCGAGCCAAAGGTGACGGATGCCAGCCCCGCTCGCAGCTTGGACACGCCCGTCATGATGCCACTGGCCACTTCGGCAAACACCGTGCCCAAGCCATAAATAACCGTCAAAACCGCATTCGAGCCTGCGGTCATCACACCCCAGACCAGTTGAAGTGTGTTGCCGGCGTTGGTCGCGTACTCACCGACTTTGGCGAATGCTGCATTTGTCTCTTCAGCGAAAGTCTGGAGCTTCGTTATCACGACCTGAAAATCAATGGTCAGCAAAAACTGCCGCACGTAATCAATGCCGTTCTTGAAAGCAGTAGCTATGGAATCGCCAAATTTCGTGACCGTTCCATCCGCAACGATTCCCCGCAAAGCAGTTGCGAGCTCCTCGAACGCCTGCTTGAGGACAGGCAAAACCGGAGTGGCCAAAGCAGTGGTCAGCGAATCCCATACGCTGGACAGCCCTTTGATGGAGCCATTCAGGTTATCGGACATCGTCTTGGCAGTGGAGGCAGCGCTGCCCTCGGCATCACGCAGCTTTCCGGTCAGTTCGTCCAGAGCGCCCATGCCCTGGTTCAGCAACGCACGCAGGGCTGGTCCCGCCTCCAGGCCCACCGCATTGATGGCACGCGCGCCCTCGGGACCCTTGGCGGCCAGCTCATGCAAGGCTTTCTCGAAATCGTTGGTGATGATGCCGGCCGACGCCAGCTCGCGGCGGAACTGGCTGGCTGGGTTGGCAAACTGGCTCAACACGGAATTAAGGGCCGTACCTGCACGACTCGCATCGATGCCAGCGTCCGCGAATTTACCGATGATGGCGACCGTGCTTTCCAGGCTGATGCCCAGCGTATTAGCCACAGGCGCCGCATAGCTCAGCGCTTGCGCCAGGCCCTCTACGCTGGTGTTGGTGGCATTGGCTCCCTTGGCCAGCACGTCGGCCACGCGCCCTGCGTCATTGAAGGACAGGCCCATGCCCATCACAGCCTTGGTCACATACTCGCTGGCCTGGCCAAGGGCGATGTCGCCAGCCTGAGCCAAGCTGAGCACTGCTGGCAGTGCCGCCACGCTGTCCTTGGCAGACAGGCCGGCCTTCGCCAGGTTCTCCAGCGCCCCGGCCGCCTCCACGCTGGTGTACTTGGTGTTCGCCCCCGCGTCCTCTGCCGCCTTCCTGAGCGCGGCCATTTCCTCAGCAGTACCGTCAGTTGCGGCCTTGACACGGCTCATGGCCTCTTCAAAGTTCGCGGCGCCCTTGACCGCGCCGGCAAAGGCCGAGACCCCGAAATAGCTGAGGATCGCTGCCCCTACCGCCGCGATCAAGGTCTGCAGTCGGCCGAACACCGCCGAGGCGTTGTCCTTGGCGTTGATGATGATCTCGATGGGCTTGAAAGCCATGGTGCGTGCGGTTGTTGGCTACGGGACGGCGCGACGGTTGGGACTGCGGCCTTGGCAAGCGGCAGTCCCAACCACCTGGCAGGGGCCGGGTGGAGGGAGAGCGATCAGACGTTGGGGACGGGACGGCCGTCGCAGTAGACGGCCTCGGCATTTGCAGGCTTCAGCACTTCAAGGCCCATTTCCATGCTCACGGGGTCAGTGCCTTCTGCGATCAGGGTCAAATCCCCATTGGGCGAGAGCGTGACCTTGGGCAGATACCAGTCCCGGTTTCCGCCTGCAGCGTTGTTCGACACGATGCGGAGCGCGCCGGAGAGCTCAGCCTTAGCGCCCGAGGCCACCGACTCGAACCGTCCGGCCACAGGCTTGTAGCCGAACATCACCTTGCCCGCCGGGATGCCGCCTGTCTCGAGCTCCAGGATCTGCACGCGGCCAGTTTCGGTATCGACGTTGAAATGCACGCCCGCATCAAAATCGGTCTGACCGTCCTCGCTCTTGACAGTCACTTCAGTCACGTTCCGCACGCCCAGCGGATTCGCCGGTGTGGCACCCAGCTGGTACTGGCGACCGGGCAACACCGAGCGGACTTCACCAGTCACTGCCACCGCCGCCTGCTGCTTGACTGCATGCGTACCAGACAACCACAGCGCGGCAATGCGGGGCGAGAAGTTGTCGCAGGTGACCGAGCCCGTGCGGTTGATCTGCACGACCCAGCTGCCGTCCTTTTCCTTCAGGCCGGTTTGGCTGCTGAAATGCTCGGCCTTTTCGCTGGCCACGGTGAGCTTGATGTCCGGGCAGTTGCCCAGATCTATCTCGCCAGTCAGGGCTTCATTGGCATCGAAGGGGTCAAAGTAGGCGCGACCGCGCGGGATCAAATACTGGTTGGAGGTATGTTGGATAGGCATCTCGGATGCTCCTTGGAAATGGTTTGTCAGGTCTGGCCGGGCACCAGGGTGGTTGTAGTGAAGGAAATCTCGAAGCCGGCCAGGCCCGACTCGCTGAAGGCCGCTTCGCGGACATTGGCGAACTGCAGCTCGGTCCACTCCTGCCCAGCCACATTCCCCGGCCGCCAGTTGTGCAACGCTCCCAAGGCGGCGCGCATGGCCGCGCCAAGTTCCCCGGCAGCGTTGTCTCCACGGGAGACGACAAGGCCCACCGTCCAGACAAACTGCAGTTGGGAAACCGTGCGACGCTCAGCTGCGCCATTGGCGCCGCTCATGCGCACATCGGCGCCGGGCACCCGGGTGCGGTTGGCTGCGTCTGTACCGCCGCTGATCCGCCAGCCAGTGAAGGCCGGCAGTGCAGCCAGGCGCTGGACGAGCACAGGTTCAAGCTCCAGCATCAGGCGCCTCCCTGCGGCATCACAGCAAAGGTGGCCCAGCCACCAGCATCGGGAATGACAGGGCTGGTCACGATGTAGGGCTCCCCATCAACCACCAGGCCGCGCTCGCCTTCAGCAATGCCGGGCGCGTTGGCCACACACATGGCTACCGTCAGGCGGCTGGCCGAGACGGTGTCGGGCATGTAGCTATCGTCAAGGCCCTGGTCGAAGATCACGCCAAAGGCAGGACCCCCATTCCAGATGGCCACGGCATTGGGCAGCAGGGACTGCACACCCGCGCTGATCTGCGCCTCGAGCCCCGCAAATGGCGCGAGCACGGCACTGGGGTTGAAGGGTTGCATGGCGACCTACCCTCAGGCGCGCTTGGCGCGCTGCAGCATGCCCGGGCGGGTGCAGATGTGCAGCGGGTAGCTGTACACCTCGGGGCGCACCCAGGCCTGGCGATCCTTGTCCTGGACGATCAGGGCATAGACGTCCTGGCCGGGCGTGTTGACGAAGGGCAGGAATTCGGCTGGCGAGAAGCCGACAGCGAAAGCGTCCGGCGCATCGACAGGGAAGAATTGGCACTTGTCGGTGCCCACCGCCACCTTGCTGCCGTCGTCGGTACCACGGTAGTTGATGAACAGGATGTCGCCATAGCGGAACTGGCCAAAGGCCTGGCCCACGTTGTTGCGCAGATCTGTTGCCTCCTGCTGGCCCAGGAACGTGGAACGGGTTTCCTTGTTCTGGGTCAGGTCGTCGAAGAAGTTGTCTCCGCACAGGCCAACGGCATAGGTTTGACCAGGCAGCCAGGCGCCCTGGCTGCCCTTGATCATCTTGCGCACCACGTCGTTGCACTTCTTGCGAATCACACCGCCATCAGCCGTAGCGCTGGCGAAATCGAAATTGATCTCGGGCGGTTGTGCAATACCGAACTCGCCATACCAGTCGAAAATCTCGGTGCCATCGGCATCGAGCAGCTTGCCCTGGACAGCACCAAGGCGCATGTTTTCGTGCGTGAGCTCCACTGCAGAGCGCAGGCCCGTCTTGCCGTTCATGATGTCCGCCACCTCGTTCTGCACGGCCTGCAGTTCGCTGGTGGTGCCGTACGCACGGATGTTCTGCAGCTCGGCCGCGTACAAGGTCTTGCCACGGGCAATGCGGCTGGTCTCGAAATGGCGCACGGTGCGCTTTTCGCGCTCCCCTTCTTCGATGGGCGCTCCGCGTTCGCTGGTCTGGATCAGGGACAGTACACCGCCCTTGTTCTCGATCGTCATCATCGTGGTGCGCAGCGGCTTGGAGGTGAAGATCCCCATGTTGCCCAGGAGGCGCGGAATGTAGGGAGCCGCCTGGATAGCGGTGGACAGCTCGGACATGCCGAAGGCGCTGTGGTTGAAGATTCCGATATCGGCCATTGAAATGCCTCGTCCTTTCTGCGCGCGCTCAGCGCGCAACGATGCCGACGCTGGCCAGCTGGTCCAGGACGGCGGTTTTCTGTGGGGTGGTGGCCGTTGCCGGCAAAACCAGGGCTGCCGCTGCAACTTCGGCGTCGCGGGCTGTCACGACAGCTGCATGGTCTGCGTCAGTCGCATCCACCGGCGCGAACAGCACGGCCACGGCCTTTTCGCTGCCATCGGTCGCAGCAGGCGCGACCTGCGTGTATTTGCCCGAGGCAGTGATGCAGCCGAGCACCGTGCCGGGAATGAGGTTGTTGCCAGCGAGCAGCGTCACGACCTCGCGCGAGCGGGTGCCGTTTGCCTCGCTGATGAGGTAGCCCGCCGTGTGCGGGCCTTCGGTGAAGGTGGTCATAGGGTGCGTCCTCTCGGTGGTGGGTCAGTGCTTGGGCGCGACGCCGAACGCGCTGGCCCACGATTTCTGGATCGCGGCGGGCTCTGCGGCTTCTGCCGTGTTGCCCGGCTCCACGCCAGACACGCTGGGGTTGCCCAGCGCCGCCATGTGCTGTTCAAACTGGCCACCGCCCTTGGCTGCTGTGGCAGCTGGAGCAGCACCAGCTGCGTCGAGCACCGCCTTGGCTTGCTCAGCGGAAAGGCCGGTGCTGATGCAGGTTTGGGCAATTACGGCATGGGTGCCAGCCGTGGGGTGCGCCAGGATGGCGACGACGCGCTCACGTTCGGCAGCAGCACCTGCGGCCTGCGCCTGCACTGCGTCCTGAACGCTGGCCGCAGGTGTCGCGGGTGTGGAGGGAACCGCCGGCGCTCCAGGCGCGGCGGCGGACGGCGCAGCGGGCTGCGCAGCGGCGGGTTGGCTCATGGTTGATACCTCTTGAGTTGCGGGTTGGGATGAAGCGCTTGGGCCGGCGGGATAGCTGCGCGAGCGACGTGCCGACAGCTCGGTGATGACTGCATCGACGGTGCCGATGCGATCTGCCAGGCCTGCGGCCACAGCGGCCACGCCCCGGTAGGTGGCCGCCTGTGTCTTGCGAACGGCGGCCTCGTCCATACGGCGGTGAGCGCTCACCGCCTGCACGAACATGGTGTAGAGGCCGTTGATGTCTTCCTGCAGCGAGTCACGCACCGCCGCAGGCAGGGCCTCGTATGGGTTGCCGTCGATCTTGTGGGAGCCGGCAAAGATGTGGGTGACCGAAATGCCCTCGTTGGCCAGGGCACGGGACAGATCGACGTGGCGCATCACCACGCCGATGGATCCTGCATAGCCCGTGGAGGTGATGACCAGTTCGTCGGCGGCGCTGGCAGAGAGGTAGGCCGCACTGGCCGCCATGCTGTCGGCAATGGCGATCAGGGGTTTGCGGCCCCTAAGATCGAAGATGCGCTGCGCGTGCTCAAACGCGCCAGAAACCTCGCCGCCTGGGCTGTCGTAAACCTGAGCCACGGCATGCACATCGGGGTGGGCCATGGCGTCTTCGAGATCGGCGGCCAGGTCGTTGTAGCCGATGAGCAGTGTGCTGTCGGCTTCGAGACGGGTGCGGTGCACGAGCGCTCCCATTGTGGAGAGCACGGCCACTCCATCAACCATTCGCCAGCCCCTGTCCGTGCGTTCCCCTCGGCGGGTGCTGAACATCTCCGGCGCCAGTGCATTCACGGCGGCGGCAGGATCAGCGATCTGAACCAGCGGCTCATGGGCGCCCAGAAGGCGCTGACCCACGCCGGCGATGATGGCATCCAATTTTTGGGGGTGCATCAGCAGCGGCGTGTTGAAGATGCGCTGCGCCAGGTGCGGATAGATGGTGGCTCTGCTCATGGGTTTTCCTTCATTCGCCAGCCTGGGCGGCAGGGTCCTGCGCGCCGGCATCGCTGCTGCCGCCATACCGGCGTCGGCGCAGGCTGTCGAGCGAAGGCAGGCCACGTGCGGCCAGCATTTCCTGCTCGATCTGTCGCTGGTTGAGCACTTCCTCGTAGTCCAGACCCTGCTCGGCGCATTCCGCTTCCAGGGTGGAAATGCCGCCTTCCATGCGCATGAGCGATGCCTCGGCTTCCTTGACCGGGTCCACATAGCCACGGCCTCCGAAGATGAAGCGGCAGCGCGTATAGGCGTAGCGGTTTTCGTAGTAGCCGGGAGCATCGACAACGCCGGCATTCACGGCCTCTTCCAGCCACAGCTCGTAGATGGGGCGCAGCCAGTAGTCGGTCAGCCAGCGGCGGCGGCCGTGGAAGTAGCGCCAGGCCTCCAGCAGCGCAGCTCGGGCGCTGCTGTAGTTGGTCTTGCTGAAGTCCTTGAGCAGCAGCTCATAAGGCATGTTCATTCCGGCAGCGATGTGCCGCAGCACGGCCAGCATGAAAGCCTCGAATGCCGCATTGGGTCTGCCCGGTGCAAAACTGCTGAGCTTGGCACCCACGGGCAACGGAATGACGGCTGCGCCCTGCAGCTTGCCGATGCTGCGCGCCTCCTGGAGCGACTCCTGCCAGGCCTCGCGCGGGTTATCACCGAACAGGGCAGATGCCGATTCCTGATCCATATCGGATTCAAGGAAAGCGGCGACGAGGGAATTGGCTAGGCTGGCCTGCAGCTCGTTCTGCGAGTACTTGCCGGCCATGTGGAACTCACGCATGACCGCCGTCACAATCGGACGGCCACGGGATTGCCCCGTGCGCTCCTTGTCATGAAGGTGCACGACACGGCGTCGCCCCCAGCTCGTGAAGGCAGGGACGCGCTCCCAGCGCATCAGGTCCATCGCCTCCTCGCCACTCAGCTGGAAGCTGTCCCCCGGATGGGCATTCTGGAAGTGATAGGCGATGGGCGCGCCGTCCCTATCGAACTCGATGCCACTGCGCAGACGGGCCAGGCTCGCAAGGCCGGGCGGCGTGCTCATGCGGGCCGAGTCGATCAGGCTGATTCGCGTATTCCAGCGCAGGCCGGTGCGCGGTTTCCAAAGCGGCAGTGCGACGGCATCACCCGCCAGCATGCTGCTGGTCAGTGCCTGCAGCGTCAGCCCCATGAGGTTGAGCGTCAACGCCGCATCGCACTCGGTGCTGTCGGCCCAACTGCGGAAATGGGCCTCGGTCATGTTGCCCCACTCGCGCGCACGCCTGGCGTCCCATCCCAGCAGACGATAGTCGGGCATGGCGGCCAAGCGCAGAACCGAGCCGACGATATTGTCGCGCTTGGTCTGCAGGCCACCGGCCATCAACCCATTGTTGCGGGCCAAGTCATAGGAGCGGTTTGCCAGGGTGTCCAGCTCGGGTAGCAGCGCTGCGTCGGCGCTGGACTGCTGTGGATGCCAATCCGCCAGGGCGAGATCGCTGTGCGAAGCGCCCTGATAGGCCGTCATGCCGGCCTTGGTGATGGATGCGGCGGTGCGGGCGTGCCGGCTGATACGGTTTTTTCGGCCCATGCTCACGCCAAGTAGATGGGTCGACGGGAGCCGCCACCTGCACGGCGCAGCAGCTCTTCGTTGATGGCGATGATCTGCTGCTGAAGCTGCCTGCCGCCATCTTGCTGGAACTGGACGGAACGGCCATGGCCGGCTGCCGACGCTGGGCCTGTCAGCCGCTGCTCGAAGGCCACGGACAGGCGGTCACGCATGGCCGTGAGTTGATCAGTGGTGTAGTGGCTGTAGAGTCCCATGCACCGATGGTCGGCGCGGTGCTGCGACAGTTTCCTATGACAATTTCATTGTTTTTGACACTATCACCAAGCTACTCGGCGGCCCCCTTGCTTTCCGCCCTTGCAACCCTTCTTCGCTGCAGTTCCACGATGCGATAGACCGAGCGCACCGACATGTGATGCTTGCGGGCCACCTCATGCGCGTTCGTTCCGTCGAAGTCACGCCAAACCTGCTGCATCCGCTCCGATCTGCTGCTGATCTTGGTGCGGATGTAGACCGTCTGCCCGCCTGTGCGTGACACCACGCGGCGCAGCACACTTTCGGTGAGATCGCGCACGCGCTCCACTCCAAAGCACACGCCGGCCGCATTCAGTTCTTCGCGCAAAACGTCGATAAGTTCCAAAGTCTTTTTGCTCATATTTCTATAGCCCTCTTTCTTTCAATTGCGCTCTATTGCATGCTGATAGGTGCAAATAGATTGGTCTTTTGCTGTGGCTTCTTGGGTTGAGCCAATGCGGTGTGCGAATCAGGCTCAGATTCCTGGGGTGTCGGCGTGTACGTGCCGTCAGGCTGACGCACCAACTGCTGCAGCAGGTATTGCTCGCGCGCAGTCCAATCCACCTCTCGGTGTCGATGCAGGCGCAGTTCCGGGTGATGGGCTGCGGCATAGCTGTAGCACCAGGTATCCAACGGCTCGTTGCGCGCGCCCTTCTTCACCACGTAGCGATTTTTCGAGGGGTCGTAGGTCTCGGACACCAGGCCCGCGAAATAGAAGGCGTCTAGTTGATCACTGAAGTGAGTGACTCGCTCCTCAGGCTTGCGCTCCGCATCCACACTGAGCCGCCCGAACAGCCAGTCCTTGCAGGCCACCGTGCCCACCGTGTAGACCCGCACGCCCTTCTTGTCCGTCTTGCCCTTGTGGGTCACGTCCATCAGCTTGGGTTTGCTGAGCACGGGCGCGTTGTTGGCGATGGCCCCATGGATGGACATGGGCCGGCGCACCAGGGCCTGCCGGATGTAGTTCTTGACCTCGTCGGTACGGTGGCCGCCCTGGTCCTGGGCCATGGCTTCGACGCGCAGCAGCACGCCGTCCACCCGCTGGATGGCCTTGTTGAGCGCCTCGGTCAAGGCCACCCACACGGCGCCTTCGGCGGGGTCGCCTGGCAGCTCGAAGTAGTCCAGCGTCCAGAAGGCCATGCCGCGGCCCCAGCCGGTCAGGTGCACTGCCAGCCGGTCGTCCTGCGTGTCCACGCCTGCCGTAACGTAGAGCACGCCACGCGGCGCAACGCGCAGCACATAGGGCTCGGCCCGCTCCTGGATGACGTTGTGGCGCACCAGACGCATGGACTTGTCTTCCCAGGGCTCGGCCAGGCGGTCATTGACGAACGTCTTGAGCCGGGCCGGGTCGCCCTGCACGTCGAGCCACATTTCCACCAGGGTGGCCCAGGTCGGGCCCAGGCCGAACTGGTAGTAAAGGCAGTTGATGTGGTAACCGCGGATCTTGCTGTCGGGGTTCTCGGCAACCCAGCGGCCGGCGGCGATCATGGCCGTCTTGTGATGCTCATCGATGCAGCAGCCGTTTTCCTCGCAGACGTACCAGACCTTGGACCGATCCGGGCTCCAGTGCAGGCCTGACCATTTCAGCGGCTGCATGTGGCCGCAGTGCGGGCACGGGACGTGGTAGCGGCGCTGGTCGGACTTGAGGTATTTGGCCTCGATGCGACTCAGGCCCCGTACCTGGGGGCTGCTGATGTACACGCGCAGGCCGGTGGCCGGAAAAGCGCTGGTGCGGCCGTCGAACATCTCGACAGGGTCGTCTCCGCCCTTCCAGTTGGCAGCGATTTCATCAAGCTCATCGACCAGCAGCTTGCGGATGGAGGAGGACTTGGCGCGCGAGGGAGAGCCGGCGTGCTCCATGTACAGCTGGCCGCCCACGAAGTCCTTGAACTCGCGCGTGTTGCTGGCATCCCGGCTGGCCACGCTGCGCAGCGCTCCGCGCACGGCGTCGCACTCCTCAATCATGGGGTTCAACTTCTGGTTGACCCACTTGTTCATTGAGACTTCACCGGGCAACACAACCATCACCGGGCAGGGATCGTCGGTCATGGTGTGGCCCAGGATGTTGACCTCCACCTCTGTCTTGCCGAACTGGATGGGGAACATCAAGACGATTTCATGCACCCCGGACTTGGGCGATGCGCAGTCCATGGGCTCGCGCAACGGCGGGTTGCGGCTGGTGCGCCATTGCCCGGTGATCGCGCTGCCCTTGCCCGAGAGCTTGCGCTCTGCATCTGCCCACTGGCTGACGGACCGGCGCTTGCGTGGCCCTATGGTCTTGGCCATGGCGCGCAGCGCAACGCTGGGACAACCGATGGTTCGTTGATCGGCGGTACTCAAGCGGCCCCCTCTTTCCTGCGCTTGCTGATCTCGGCGGCCAGCTTTTCAATGCCTGCGGCTAGCACGGCCCGGGCCACATCCATCTGGTCTTCCAGGATGCGCACAATCTCCTCGGCAGGCTGCCCCACGAGCATGGGGCCGATGCTGGCGGGCACGGTGTCCAGCACTGCGCCCACGCGTGCCCCCGCGTCCGCGAAGGCGCCCAGGGCCTCGTCGGCATCCATGAGCTGGCCCACTTCCTTGAAGTAGGCGATCTCCTCGCGGAGCGCAGAATAGTGCTCGCGCTTGGCCTTGCCGTCGTGGAACTTGAAGCCGCTACCCGTGGCGCCTGCCTCTGATGCGGTGGCCTCGCCGTCGTCCTCTGGTTCTTCTGGCGTGGAGGCCAGTGCGCCCTGCCTGCCAGCGGCATGGCGGGCGGCTACGGCGGCTCGGCTGGGGTCCTTGGTGTCGTTGATCAGGCGGATGGACTCGGCCACGCGCACACGCTTGCCGTCCTCGCTCATCACCAGGCGCTGCTCATTCTTGAGCTGCCAAGCGAAGCGGCCTTTGTAGCCCATGTGACGGTTGAACTCGCCCAGGCTCATCTCTTCAGGATGCATGCGGTGCTCGCTCATACTCCGGCGGCCTCCCTCACGCGATAGCGCAGGCGCTTCTCCAGGTAGTTCTGTGCGTCAGCACGCTTCGCGATGGCCTCTCCCTGCAGTCGCACGCTGTAGTGGGCGCGCTTCACGAACATCAGCACGGGCCGCACATCCGCGCCGCCGGTCCCGCTCGCGGCCCAGATGCCCGGGGCCAGGTGGGACGTGCGGGCGTCGGCTTCTCCCATGGCGGTGGTGCGCGCGCCGCCGCGCGCCTTGCCGTAGGCCACGAAGTAGCGCCGGCCCGCCGCCTTCTTGGTGCCCTTGTGCACGCGCTTGTAGCCCTTCTCGGTCATGTTGGCCTTGTAGCCCTGCTCCCCGAAGGCCTGGAAATACGCCAGCAGCTGCACCAGAAAGCTGCCCTTGAGGTTGCCGCGTCCGTCGTCGCTGCCCGGGTAGGGCGTGGCCGGTATGGCTGTCTGCATGCCGTTGGGCAGGATGCCCACGCGACGCAGCGCCACCTCGCTGCGCTTGTCGCGGCGGGTGCCGCCCTCTCCCTGAGCGCGCAGGATCTTCTGCGGATCAATCCCCTTGCCGCCCATGTAGTCCGGCGCGATCGAGGCCGACAGGCGCGCCGCCGTGGCCATCTTCACGCGCGGCGAGCGCAGGATGTAGTCAGTGGGGCGGTCGAACTGGGCGCGCATCTCGGCCTGCATGGCACGCCGCACCTCGAATGCCGTGTCGTTGATGGCCTTGGCGTAGGCACCTGCCGCCTGCGATCCGGTCAGGCCGTGCAGCTGGGCCAGCAGTTCGGCCTGGCCCAGCATCCGGGCCGAGATCTCGACAGAGAAGCCGCTCATACCGTGCTCCCTTCCTCGGCTGCTGTGTTGCTCACCAGGAGTGCCTCCAGGCCCTGGGCCCGGAACTGCGGACTGCCGCGCAGCGTGAACTCCAGGGCACGCAAGCCAGGGAAGATGCCGGCGGCCTGCAGCTGCTGCACCAGCCCGTGCAGCTGCGGCCATGCCTTGACCACTTCACGCACCAGAGCAGCGTTCTCAGCCGTGCAGCCGATCACCCTCTTTTCTTCTCTCTCCATCTCTTTTCCTTTCAAAAAGGGTTGTGCGGTATGTAGTGCGGCTACTTGTGCGCCGTGAAAATTACGTAAGTGCTTGTCGCGCTTGATGTGTGCGCTATGTGCGGTATGTGCGCCATGCTCACGTGCAGGCACATGCGCGCACCTGCGCAGGTGTGCGCACACGCCTGCGCCCACACACATAAGGAGGGATGGCGCACATGCCGCACATGCCTTTGAAATCAATGAGTTAATGGCGCACACGAAGCCGCACGGCATGCCGCACATAGCGCACAAGGCAGGGCGAGCGAGGGTGCAGCGCTTCACAGAGCACCTCCCTTGGCGTCTTTCATCGAACGCTTGAAGACATCGATGCGCTCGCCCAGCCATTCCGTCTCAGGGCGGCCGGGCGGTAGCTCCTGGCCGCCGGGCAGATAGCAGACGCTGGCCGGACCCACCGTCCGGTAGGAATCCAGCACGTAGCGTTTGCGCTCAATGCCGGCCTGGTGCTTGCGCTTGAGGGCGTTGGAGAACCTGGGCAGGGTCAACGCCTTCTCGTTGGTATTGCCGCACCACCACTTGTAGAGCTCGTAGATGTCCGTGGTCAGGCACGGCGTCAGCAGGCCCGGGGCGCCCTTGCCCGGGAAGCCGGGCACATCCCCCGCCTCGAAGGCCCGCACGAACTTGCTCGGGCTGTCCAGGCTCAATGCGATGAGCTCCTGTTTGGCCTCGGTCATCGGGGGCTGCGTGGCGTTGTCAAAATCGCCAACATCCCAGCCCAGCAGGAAGTCGTGCAGCGCCGCGACACCTCCGGCATCGATCTCCGCCTTGACGGCCCGGTAGAACTCGGCGCTCAGCTTGGCTGGCGTCCAGATGATGGCGTGGCGCCGGTCGTCCTCCTCCAGAACCACGGGCATGGCCTCGTTGGACAGGAACACCATGTTGACGTGGTTGGCCTCATAGTAGGCCGCCATGTTCTTCGGGTTGATTCGGATCTGGTCCCCGGTGATGAAGGCCTTGAGCTTGTTCTTGACGTGGTACAGGTCCGAGCGGGCCACCACTTCATCGGCGATCAGGAACAGCTTGCGGCTGGCCCAGTCATTGAACTTGTCCTCGATGGCGGACTGGTCGATGGTCCAGCCGTACTTGCCGAAGATGGCCATGTAGGCCTCGAAGAACATGTTCTTGCCCGTGCCCTGGGGCCCGTGCACGACGATGGTGGATTTCATCTTGGCGCCAGGGTGCTGCAGCGGGTAGGCCAGCCAGTTGATCGCCCAGTTGTAGAGCGCATCGGCGTTGCCGTCGCCGCTGCACATGTGCCACAGCAGTTCCAGCAGCTTCTCGCAGCTTCCGGGCTTGGGCCGAGTGGGCCAGCCGTCCCACAGATTGCAGGTGATGGACTCGTCCGTGCAGGCCGGGTCGAATCCCACCTGCTCGGGCCGGACGATTTGGCGGTCAGGGTGCTCGCTCCAGGTGCGGTACAGGTCGCGGCTCAGGCAGATGTGCCCCATGTCGGTGAGCGTCACCAGCCGGTGCTCGTCGTGGTCGAACACCGCACCGCCCTGACCGTACACAAGCGCAAAGCGCTCCAGCAGCTCGTCCAGGCTGTCGATGGGCCGCAACTGCTCCAGCACCGTGCCACCCCCCTCCCCCCGGCTGGGCTGCAGGCGCTGTGCCCCGCTGCGCGTGCGCCAGCCCAACTCCAGCAGGCGGGCCTCCACCTGGGCGCGCACGACATGCAGCCCTTCGGACAGATGAAGGTCGTTGAAGTCGTTGAGCTTTGCGCCGTTGTCCAGCCAGCCCGTGCGCAACGACATGGGATCGGCGAAGGCAGGCGCCAACCACTGTCCATCCACCTGCATGGCGGCCGTGCTGGCCATGGTCATGCCGGCATTTCCCGCGTTGTGGTCCTGGCCGCACTTCGGGCAGGTCCGGCCGTCGGGCAGCCACACGCGGGCCCGGCACTCCACATGCTTGCCCAGGCGCTGGCTCTCGGCCTCGTCCTTTGCGTGGCAGCGCTGCGTGTTGTCGTCGTCGGCGCACATCAGCAGGCGCACGCCCTTGTAGCGAGCGCGGAGAGCCTCGGCCACCACCGGCACATTGTTGGCGTCGAAGGCCACGGCCACCGGAAGGCTGGTGGCCATGTGCAGGCTGGCCGCAGTGGCATAGCCCTCGGCGACCAGCACCACGTTGCCAGGCACCGGCATGCCGATCAGGTGGAAGCGTCCTTTCTTCACCAGGCCCAGAGGCCAGTATTCCTTCTCACGCGCACCAGGCTTGCGGTCCTTGCCACGGATGATCTGCAGGCCGTGGATGTGGCCCATGGCATCCAGCAGCGGAATGACCATGGCGCCGCTGGGCGAGTAGCGCACGCCGTAGCCGCCCACGCCCTTGCGGGCCAGGTAGTCGCTGTCGCCGGTGGGCTGGCATTTCTTCCATGCGGCTGTTGCCCTGACTGCTGCGCGCTCAGCCTCGGCCTTGCGCTCTGCCTCGGCGCGGCGCTTGTCCTCTGCCAGGCGCTTGCGCAGCGCCTCGGACTGCTCGCGGCTGAGCTCCGACTTGCGGATCTCGACCTTGCGGGCATTGTTCTCGGCGCCGCTCCAGACGCCGAAGCTGCCGACGATCAGGTCATTGCCGTTGTCCAGCCGCATCTCGTGCAGCAGATACCAGCCGGGCTTTTCCTTGCCCCGGCCCTCGACCCGGCAGCGGCGCAGGCGCCCCACTTCGAGCCGATCCACCTCCAGGCCGGCCTGGACGAGCTGGCCCAGGACGTCGTCATAGTTCGAGGACATCAGTCAGTAACTCCCAGCGCCACTGACTACCCGGTGAAAGGGGTTCGAATTACCCGCTTTGAAGCTCGCCAGGAAGGACCCGTGATCGGTTTGCTTAATTTTTAAGCATCCGTTGCAAAAAAGCGACAGAACCGCATACCCCCCAACTGACAGGCGCGTGCGCGCGCCTCCCTGAAAGCAAAGGGGAGCGGGGAACAGAGTGCGCGCGGGCGCGGCGCGGCGAGAGAGAGTTGTGTGCATGCTGGTGCCTGCTGTTGTGCGTGCGCACGGGCTGTCACCCCCATGCGTGCGATGAGCCGCGAGTGCGGAAAGAAAGGAGCGACCACCCTGACCACCACGAATCAGCAGGGAGATAGAGGTGCAGGCCCGAACGGCGGACAAGGCCAGGCCGTGGTGGTGGTTGGTTGGGGTAGTCGCTGGAAACATGTCAGGTCGCCCGCTTTGGAACCATGGCCGCCGTGGTGCTCACCATGTGGCATGTGGCCGCAATCACTTCCTGCGCGCGGTAGTCGATGCGGCGCTGGGCGTTGGGGCTGGGAGGCTGATGGACCATGGCGTCGGCAATGGCGCGGGAGAAGTCGGCCACCTCGCTCTGGAAATTGGCGAATGCCTGTATCGGGTCACCCTCACCCTGGTCTGGCGTGGCCAGGACACAGACGTAGCCCAAGGCCTTGGCCATGGCGCGCAGCACGCCTACGTCGCGCGTGATGCGTTGCAGCGCGATGGACTCGCGCAGGGTCAGGTGGTGGCGCGCGTTGCCCGGGTTGAGCTTGTGCTGCAGCGTGTTGGGCGATATGCCCATGGCCTGGGCCAGCGCAGGCACCCCGCCCTTGAACGCCTGGGCAGCCTGTTGCGCCGCCACTATCTCGTCCATCCCCAGTTGAGTGTCGGCCGCTGGGCCCACGCCGCCATATCCGCCAGGCAGAGAAATTGAGAAAGTCGAGGACATCAGCACTCCCCAACGAAAGGACCAGAACCCATGAGCCACGAACGCACCACACCCGACACCAGCCAGGACTGGATGGATGCCATGGAACTGTTGTTGGGCCAGTTGGCCTTCGTGCTGGAGTGCGAGGGCCGGGGCTTCACGGTCGCCAAGCTGCGCCGCTGGAGCCAGCTCTGCACGGAGCGGATGGAGGAAACGGGTAGCGTGCCGCCTGCAGTCGTGCTCCAACTGCGCAGGATGGCAGATGGAGTCGCGCCATGACTGCAGGCCGCGCCTATGGTGCCCGCCCCTGCCTTGGGTACGATGGAAGCTCTCACACCACCAACAACGCCAAGGAGGGCGGACATGAAGCAAGAAAAATTTCCAGTCAACGCGGACACGTTGAATTCAATGGTCAGTGCCATGGGCGCTGTGGTGATGAGCGTTGCATATGCGCTTCCACCAGAGCAGCGCGAGAAGATGTCAGACGCCATCTTTCGCATAGCCAAGCAAGCAGAGGCCCGAGGCGATACAGCTCTGGAAACGTTACTCATCGATATGCACCGCGCTATACGCTGACCACGACGAAACGGCGCCCTGCAGCCCACTCATTGAACTGTGCTTCGAATGCACAGGGCAGCCGTGCAGCCGACTGGTCAAGCGGTCCAGACCGCGAAGCAGACGCCGGTGCAGCGGTACGGCCATACACGGCTTCAAATCGAGCCAGCAGCGCTTTCAGCGCAGCACGGCTACCGGGACGACGGGGCGAATGGACCATTGGTCTGCTCCTGCATGGGGGAAGGATCACGGGGCTGCATCCCCGGCATAGGGACGGCCGTGGTAGATGCCACAGCAACACCGGCAATAAAGGAAATCAGGATGAGACCAGTCGCGTACAGCCATGCCACACGCCGTGGCACTTTCTGGATAGCGTTGCAAGCGGACGGCCGTTGGCACATCGTGTTCGAGGGCGGTTCGCTGGACCCGCACGGAGATCCGCAAACGGCGGCAGAGGAACTCGCAAACGGGTATTGCACTTGGCCCTGGTTCGGCGACCCCAGCACTTTGGGAATCTCCGAGGACCTCGGCGACTGGGAAGCCCACTTCTCCAGGTGAAAACTGATCTCGCCCGCTCCGTAATAGGCATCGCGCACAGACAGCCGCAGCCGCACCACTTTCCCGTCCTGGTTGAAGGACATGCAGATCCAGCCATCTTTGACAGCGGTAACGCTGCGCCACGTTGCTGGCGTGTAGCGATCAAGATGGGAACGAGCGTCAGCCATGGGACAGCTCCTGGTTACTGGGCGGTGGCACCCCGGCAGCTACCGGCTTTGAGATGCGCGCGACAGCGCCCATCACACGATCGGCTGTCGCCTGTGGTAGTTCGTCGGGCCACAAGTAGACGGTTTGAACTGCGCGATAGCCCATCGCTTCAGCAGCCTTCTTGGCCGTACCGCCCAGCAGCGCTATAGCGTGATCTTTTTTCATGCTTCATTGTAAACATGTTTACAAGAAACAAGGCAACCAAATTTACAAACTTCGGATTAAGGTGCGCCATGCTCTACGGGGAACGCCTACTACAAGCCATGCAGAAGCGATCAGAGGCGCTTGGGCGTGAGATTGAGCGCAAGGACGTCGCTGCTGCGGCAGGCACGTCCGTTCAGAACATCGGCATGATCCTGACGAACGCCAAAGGTCGGGACCAAAAGCTGCGCACCGAGGCGCATGAAAAAGTTGCCGCCTATCTCAAGGTGAATTCGAGATGGCTGCTGACTGGCGAAGGCCAGATGGACCAGCCGCCAGCTATCAACGCACCTACAGAACTATCCCCGGCCGCCGTAGAGTTAGCGGTACTCTTCGACATGATCTCGCAGTCGGACAAGCTGAGTCGCGCAAAAGCTTTCAATGCTGCCAGCACTGCCATCATGCAAGTGCTGCAAGACGCTGCCGCCAAGTCCTAAGCAGTTCCTCGTTGGGGAAAATTAGGGCCTTCACGCCCTGTCGCGTCAGCTCGCTCAAACACACTTCCACCCCCACTTCGGCCTCGTGCGCGCCCCGTACTCTGACGAGCGTTTGCTCTTCAGCCTCACTCGGGAGTACTGTGTTTTTATACATGTAAAGATCATAGCCGCGCTCCAACGCACTCCACAAGGGAAATATTTCGGATCTGGAAAACCCCAATTTGTAAATTCATCTACAAACTCTTTGCGCTATTTATGTAAACGTGTTTACAATCATTCAACGCGGCCCTAACTGGCTGCGTTGGGCTCCACGGCATCGACCAGGCAAGCCCCGGTCCTTCAAAACTCACTGGGATAAGAACGCGACTTGGGCGGCAAGCCCAGGCGCACTGCACCCGTCCCGCGCCTGCAGCCTGAAAGAAAGAGCGCGAAATCTGGCCCTCCCTGGCCGAGCGCATCGCGTGGTGCGTGATGACACTACAGGGCCTGATCGCTCGACAGAGCGGCGCCCACCTGCATTGGCGCGGTAACTGCAGGCGGCCGTGGGTGCATCGGGCTGATGCACCCCGCCTGACCAGCCCGGGAAAGCAGCGGGCAACAATTCATATCGCACACCCCACCTGGCTGGTGTGCGATTTCTCCTCTGTGCTACAACCCGATACGTATCACAGACAGAGGAGAACCCAGAGTATGCGAATGCACATGCTTGCAGCCGTAATAGCGGCATGCGCTTGTTCCAGCCCGGCGTGGGCAGTCTTCAAGTGCCAAGATGCCAATGGCAGATTTTCTTTTCAGGAAACACCGTGTGCTTCGGGCAGCAAAGGCGGCGAGATAGACGTTAAGCCCGCTGCCGGGCACGCGGTCAAACCTGCAGTTGTGACGGTCCCTTCCCCGAGCTCAGATGGCACTGCTGCTGCCCCTGCAGCCAAGCAGATGAGCGAAGCGGATCGACTGAATGCCCAAGCCGCAACCATCCGAAAGCGCAACCGGCTGGCCGACCTCAAGAACAGGTATTTGCCTGATGCCTATGCCAAAATCGATTACGCAAAAAACCACTGCGATCAACACATGGCGTATCTGAGCCGGCGCAAAGGCTCAGCAAACAACAACCTGGCCGGCGCGACACTGGAAAATTCCATCTCGGGTGAAATGCAGGCTGTGGCAACGCAATGCGATAGCGAACAACGCCGCCTCAACACAGAGCTGGATCGCCTTCTTGCCGAGCGCAGGGACCTCGAGAACACCCTGGCCAAGTAGCCACGTCATCAACCAAACAAGTAAGGCCCGCACAACGCGGGCCTTTTCTTTTCCCGGCCGCGCGTGTCCAGGAGATGCGGAAACGTAGTGATGCGCACCAGCGGCCCTTTTTATTCCAACCACCACACTGCCCGCCGCTGAGCGGGCCGCTTCATTTGCATAGGAGTCTCAAATGCTTGATGCACAAATTGCCGCAATTGATGTGGTCGAACACCAAAGCACTTCACTGCTGGCTCAAGTTCGCGGACTTGAAATCCACGCCGAGAGCGGGGAAGGCGGCATCGTAAACCTTGTCGTTCGCGCAGATGAAAAACACAGCGGAATGCTCGGGCGCCTGCGCCAATATCTTGCGAACGCGTTCTTTCGCGCCGGGGACCTGTGCTACCCCGGCAATCACAACCGTAGCGTTCGGGTAGTTCGCGTCGATATGAACACCGACCCGGTCGATGATGGCTTGCCCGACTGCGCTAACTCGAACCTTGTCGAGGTCATTCCCCTCAACCTTGCCAACGGTGATGCCTACTACAACGCTCTTTTGATCCACGAGAGTGTCAAAGGCCATAAGCAGGGCCATAGGTTCACCGGATGGCGTTGGCAATGGTGGAAGAAACGTGCTGATGATCCGTGCGGCCAATCTCTCTCTCCTGTGATGTGGTCAAAGCCTGGAACTGTAACAGTGCACCCGGATACCGATCAGTGAACCCAAATCAGCAAGCACGGCCCGCCATTGCGCGGGCCGATTCATTTGTGCAACGGGATACACCATGAGCCACATCCAACAGCAGCAGCTCTGCAAGGACTGCACGCACTACCACCGCACAAGCACTGGCCGTTTCGATGACCGCTGCCAAGCGCCCCATCAGGGCACCGACCCGGTAAATGGCAAGCCATTGGATAGAGCCTGCGAATTTGAACGCGATCCATTCCAGGCGGGCAAGAGCTGCGGCCCACAGGCTCTGCACTACATACCGCGCATCGCCTCTGCAGCCTGAGTCACTGCATCCGCCAAGGCATTGCCCCTCTGACAGCGCAGGCACCGCCACTCTGCAGTGCCCCACAGGCCGCCCATGAGGCGGCTTTTCCATACCCACCCAGGAGAGCCGCCATGACAGCCACCCGAGTCACCATGCCCAGCATCCCGCTCACCAGCAGCGCATTCGCATACCGCGACAGCCGCTGCACTGATGTTGCCGCAACCATTGCACGCGCTCACCAGCAGCGCTGCATGGTGCCCACCGATCAAGGTGACACCGACCTGGTGCTGGCGCCCCTGCCCCGCCGCCGCGTTCGCGCTGGCGCGCCGGCCATGCCTCAGTACCCCACAGGAGTTCTTCCATGCGCCCGTTCCTGATCACCATCGGCGCCCTCACGCACATCGCGCTCGCACGCAGCAGCTGCGCGGCGGTATGCGATGCCATGGAGCGCCACCCGGGCGCACGCTCCATAAGCGCCCGAGCCCTGCAGCGCAGCGCATGAGGCGCCCCATGCTGCACGCACGAGCCCTGGCGGTGGCCTTCTGGCTGCTGCTCCTGATCAACGGCACCGGCCTTGCCGTCCTCGCTCTCTTTCCCCCTGGCCCTGTTTTCTAACCCAACCGCTCGAAAGGAGCATTTCCATGCATCAGGTTCCCCAAACTTCGGCCTCGCAAATCGACGTCAGCGAGTTCATCACCGACCTCGACGGCGGCCAGTTCGACCGCATGCTGTCCGCCGCACTGGCCAAGGTTGCGGCCGGCGTGGTCGACAACGACCGCCAGGGCGATGTGGACGTGAAATTCAAGATCGCTCGCATCCCCGGCACCAGCCAGGTGACCGTGTCGCACACCCTGAAGTACACGCGCCCCACGGCGGATGGCAAGGCTGCCGAGGAGGCCACGCGCAAGACGGTGATGCACGTGGGCAAGTTCGGCGTGATGACCCTCATGCCCCAGAACCAGACACAGCTGTTCGCCGGCGCCAAGGATGGCGCCACTCAGCAGTCCTGACCCGCTCTACCCGTCCCAGCAGATCGGCCCGCCACGTGCGGGCCGCTTCATTTCAACCGTACCTGAAAGAAATCAATGAACAGCACTTCCACCGCCCTGCACGCCAACGCTCACGCCCTGGGCGCGCCTGAGAAGGACATCGACCAAGCCGAGGCCGCCATCTCCGCCGCGCTGAGCACGCACAGTGGCGCCCTGGCCCTGCCTGAGCAGTTCAAGCTGCACAACCTGGAGGCCTTCCTGCCTTTCCGGCGCCGCGCCGCCGGCAAGATGGCCTCTCCGTACATCAACGACTTCGTGGCATACATGTCCAGCCACCGGGATGAGGGCTGCACAGTCTTCGTGGATGCGGATGCCATGACCGCTACGGCCGTGCTGGACCTGGGCACGCCCACCAAGCCCGGCCACTGCGCGCACACAGCCATCCTCAAGCCCAGCGCTACGGCAGCCTATGCCGCGCTGCTCGCCATCATCAACCGCCAACAGAGCCAGAAGGACATGGCCGAATGGCTCGAAGACTGGTCCCTTTTCCTGCAGGCGCAAAGCGATGGTGTGCCCCTGGAAGTTCGCAAGGCGGTCTCGGCAGTCCGCGACATTTCCGTCGAGGCCATGAAGAAGGCCCAGAGCAATGTGCAGGCATTGAGCACCGAGCAGTCCGTGCTGGAGAGTGCACGGGCCAGCAGCAGCCACACGCTGCCCACACACCTGCTCTTCACCTGCACGCCCTACCCGGACCTGCAGACACGCACGTTCTCGCTGCGGCTAAGCGTGCTGCTGGATGACAAGCCACGGCTGATCCTGCGCCCGGCCGCTTTCGAGGAGCAGGTGGAGCAGATGGCCAACGAGTTCGCCACGCTCATCCGCACGGCAGTTGAAAACACTTCGCCGGTCCTCATCGGCACCTACACCAAGGCCTGACCTCGCGCCCTCGCCACATGCGAGGGCCATCTGCCCAGCACCTTGCAGCCAGGGCGCTGGCCTGATGCACCACCGGAAAGGAGCGCCATGCGCAGTCCAAAGAAAGGCCGAGAGCCCATGCGGCTCCATGACCTGGCCGAAGCCATCTTCTGCATCCAGTGCGAACAAGAAAAGCCCGCCGCCGGCTCGCGTCGCTTCCGCGCCTGCCACGTCTGCGCTGATTGTTCCGTCCGCCTGGATCGCCTACCACCGCCTGAAGCCAAACCGAGCCCAGGGCAACCAGCCGAGAGGAGGCAATGATGAAGCACACCGGCACCGTCTTTTTGAGCCGCACGCCGCCCCAGGCAACCCACGCGGCGTGCGGCGCGTTCCAGCTACAGCTCCTGCTGTATGACCGCCTCGGGCCACACCGCGTTGAGCCCTGGCGCGTCACCTGGACAGGCAACGCCGCCCAGCGCTTTTGGAATGAGAGCAAGGCTCGGCTGGTCCCGGGCGCTGCGCTCGTTGTCGAACTCGACCGAGCACAGGTGCACACCCTGCATTGCAGGCCGCCCAGGAGCGAGGTGCACGCCCATATGGTCTGCGCAGCGCTGGTGCCACCGCGCTCTGGGGAGGAGGCTCATGGCTGACCCCATCGTTGACCAATGCGGCACATGGGTAACCAGCGTTCCAAAAGCCGTCATTGAACGCGAAGCGCGCGAGGCCCATGCGGCAGGGCTGACGCCCAATGAAGGCTGCCGCTATCCGTTCTACAGCCATCGCGCTATGCACTGGCTGGCCATCTACAACCTCTGCATGCCCCTCCCAAACCATGGCAAACCGAAAAACACCCTCTCCTGACAGTGCATTCACCGTTGGCGGAAAGGCGCCGCAAGTGCTCCGCCCGAGCGAATTGCAACAGCGAAAGGAATCACTTGCAGCGACCACTCCCTGGCACAACCCATGGGGCCGACAAGACAACCTCTACACAGGAGATGAATTGAAAACAAACCCTGGCATTCCGCCAGAACGCATGGCTGCCTATGGACTGCCCTCGCGCGTCGGCGGGCGCCTCCACTACCCCGACGGAAGAGTCGAAGTTTTTCCAGATACAGAAAGGAAGCTGAAATGAGCGACTACCAGACACTGCTGGCCAAGAGGGCAGAACTCGATGCACAGATTGCAGCCGCTCGGGCTTCAGAGCGCGCCCAGGCAATCCTGCAACTCCGCGAGATCACCCTGCAGGCCCGCTCACTTGCAGATGAGCACGGCATCACCACTGATGAGCTTTTTCCCGGAACAAAAGCGAAGAAGGCCGGCAGCGTGGGCGCCCCGAAGTACCGCGACCCCGCCACCGGAGCCACCTGGACAGGCCGGGGCAAGCCGCCGAACTGGATCAACGGCAAGGACCGCACTCCCTTCCAGATCACACCCGACTGAACGATGCATGAGCGAAGGAGCCGCGCGGCCCCTTCCCTGATACATCCCCTCCCCCTTCAACCAAGCCAGCCGTCGCGCTGGCTTTTCTCATGGAGCCGCAATGTCCGAGAACAGCAAGATCGAATGGACCGACCACACGTTCAACCCCTGGGAAGGCTGCCAGAAGGTGGGCCCGGGCTGTGACCACTGCTATGCCGAGAACCGCAATGCCCGCTTCGCCGGCGGCCAGGCGATCAACTGGGGCCCAGGCGCACCCCGCCGCCGCACCAGTGTCAGCAACTGGAACCTGCCCCTGCGCTGGAACGCCCAGGCCGAGGCATTCCAGGCCCAGCACGGCCGCCGCCAGCGCGTGTTCTGCGCGAGCCTCGCTGACGTTTTCGATAACGCAGTCAGCCGTGAATGGCGCGATGACCTGGCAGCCCTGATCCTGGACACCGCGGACCTTGACTGGCTCCTCCTCACCAAAAGGATTGGGAACGCGGGTGCCATGCTAGGCGAAATGTTCCTCGACGGCCCGCCCGCGAACGTCTGGTTGGGTGCGACGGTTGTCAACCAGGCCGAGGCCGACCGGGACATTCTCAAGCTGCTCCGCATCCCCGCGTCCGTGCGCTTCTTGTCGATGGAGCCCCTGCTGGGGCCTGTGTCGTTTGAAGGCTTGTTCGCCAACCCCAGCAACATCGCAGACGGCACGAATGCTCTGGAGGAACTGGACTGGGTGATCGTCGGCGGCGAGAGCGGCCCCGGTGCGCGTCCCATGCATCCCGACTGGGCGCTCAGCCTGCGCGACCAGTGCGAGGCCGTGGGCACGGCCTTCATGTTCAAGCAGTGGGGCGAGTGGCGACCAATCTCACAGATGAGCGAAGGCGAGGACCGCGCCCTGTGGCGGTCCCGCGTGATCGCAAAGCCCCACGAAGACCAATCCAACCTGGATGACATCTATGGCCGCGTGTGCACGACAGAGAGCACGGTGATTCACCTGGATGGCAGCGTGCACCATTTCCTCGAACCGAACGCATTCCCGCTCGGCGCCATGACCATGTACCGGGTCGGCAAGAAGGCCGCAGGCCGCCAGCTGGACGGCCGCACCTGGGACGAGACGCCCGCCACCTGACCCCCGAGGCATGAGCACAGCGCATGGGCGCTGTCCTGATACCTCCCCTCCCTCCCCCGAAGCCCTCCCGGTATGCCGCGAGGGCTTTCCTGTTTCTGGAGACCTCATGGACCACCAACCTGTTGCCGCCCTGTACGTCGAGACAGGCGGCGCATATTTCGATCTGCCTGGCGTGGACCCGTGGGATGAGCCCCGGGACGCACGCCGCTATGACGGACCGCACCCGGTAGTGGCGCACCCGCCGTGCCAGCGATGGGGAGCCATGGCAGCCGTCAACTACACCCGATGGGGCGGAGAACACAACCGCCCTGGCAACGATCTTGGCTGCTTCATGGCCGCGGTGCGAGCCGTCCAGCAATGGGGCGGGGTGCTTGAGCATCCTGCCAAGAGCCGCGCATGGGAGCTTCACGGCCTAACAAAACCAACCCGCATCGGATGGCAGGCGTGCAGGTCTGGCGGCTGGGTCTGCGAAGTTTGGCAGTCCGCGTACGGACACCGCGCCAACAAAGCGACATGGCTCTACTACGTGGGGAGCGATCGCCCAAGGGAGCTTTGCTGGGAGCGGCCAAAAGGGACGCACCAGGTTGGTTTCCGCGACCAACGCGGCAAGGCCCGGAACAAGCCGACATTGCCAAGCCGTGAGGCCGCTGCTACGCCCCCCGAGTTCCGAGACCTGCTGCTGTCGATCGCTCGATCAGCACGACGCACCCCTTGACCCCGACCCCACCCCAGCCCGCGTGCCAACAGCTGCTGCTGCGCGCAGGCCACGTCATCAACACCACCGCCAGCAACTGGCAAATCGACAGGAGCAACCCATGACCCACATCCTGATCCCGCGCGAACCCAGCGCCGCCCTGCTTCGCCCCTTCATCGGCTGCAACACCCAGGAACTGCACGAGGCCTGGGCCGCGATGGTCCGTGCCGCAGAGGTTCAGAACGCACGCGCCGGGGCAGCTCCTGCCGAAGTTGTTGGCTGGTTGCATCCGCAGTGGGCGGCAGAGCAAGGCCGGGGCCGCATCTACGGCCACAACCCTGGTGGATACATCGCTGTGCAGATCGCAGCGCCCCAGGCACCTGCTGCGCCTGCAGTGGATGCCGAGACGGTCAAGAAGGCCGCGCGGTACGACCACCTGCGCGACTGCAACAGCGGATCACTCGTCGTGGTGCAGATCACTGGAACAGGCGAGGACGACTGGCATGTGCTCACCGAGGGTGATGCAGACGAGGCCATCGACACCGCTCTCGCAGCCCAGGCCAAGGAGGCGGTGCGTGATGCGGAATAACTCGCTTCTCGCCGGCGCGATCATGGCGCGGCTGCTTACCCGGCCGACTCAACCCGTGGACTTGACAGCCGCACTTTCCCGCATCGCAGATCGCCGTCGCGCAGAGGCGGACGGGAAGGCCAAAAAGAAGGCGGCACGCAGCGAACTGTCCGCGCGTCAAGCACGAAAGGCCCGCAAGGCCATCGCAGCCCAGGCAGCAGCCAAGGGGGCGTGAGCATGGGATACACCCTGACCCCGCGAAACAAGGCAGCAGGCGACTTCGACGCCGGCGGATTCTCGTGGCCGTGGATGTTGGATGCCGGCGTTGGCCTGCCCCTGGGCTATGGCAAGGCATTCGTGCCTGGACAGTACGTCGCGCGGAATCGCAAGGATGGACTGTGCGTTTCCACAAACGATGGCGCCCGGGTCTCGGCCTCCGAAGCGAAGCAGATGGCGCAGATCGCTCGCTGGGTGGCCGACCTGCAGGACAGCCTGTATGCCGAGTGGGAAAAGATGCCGGCCAGCGAACAGCAGCGCATGCGTGACGACCGCACCCGCCTATACACCCTGCCCGTGCGCCGCGACTTCGTTGAGGAAACGCGCGCATTTGCTGACTGGGCCGAGAAGTCTGGAGGCTTCCGTGTCTGGTAACGAAACACCGCGCCCCACTGGGCACAAGGAGAGCTGAATGCCGCGCAACAAATGGCCGAAGCGGTTTTACACACCCGAGCAGAAAGCCTGGTGCGACGAATACGAGCGCTGGACCGGCTTCGTGCCGCTCATGTCTCACTTCGAAGCTGGGCAATCCACCTTCGCCGCGTGCGCTCAGGGATCTGTGCGCTGGTACGAGATGCACACCATGGACATGCACCTCAAGGTATCGACCATGGCTGTGCCACCCGAGCGCGCCCAGGCGCAGCAGAAAGGACCTACATCGTGAACATCACCGCCATCAACGTCTTCATCGAAGTGGACGGCAAGCAGACCATGGCCTTTATTGGCAAGGAGCAGGCGGAGCTGTTCGTCCGCATGCTGCCCAGCTTCCAAGATGGCCAGCCCAACGCTCCCAAGCTCTACACCCTGCCGGCGAGCGTTGCCGCGCCACTGGAGAAGACGCGCGCCGCACTGTACGACTGCCTGATGAAGCCCAAGGCAGCCGAGAAAGGACAGACCCCGTGACCACAGCACCAACACCCTCCCGGGCGGATGCGCTCATCCGCGAGCACCGCGCCAGCATGCACCCAGAGACCCTGCGCGCCTGGGCCTCGGATGCAGTCGATGAGCTGGGCCGCCTGCAGGCCAGCTACCAGGCCCTGCAAACTGAAAACGAGCGCCTGCGAATGGAACTCGTGGCCGAGGCCAGTGCAGCCGCAGAGCAGAAGCTCCGAGCCGACCAACTGACCCAGCAGCACCGCATGCAGGCCCAGATGCATGCTCAGGCCACCCAGCAATTGGCAGAGCTGGAGGCGAGTAAGAACGCGCGCATCCACGAACTCGAAATGCAGGCCCTGGACCTGGCCTCCGAGAACAGCATCCTCAAGCGCCAGGACTCAGAGCTGGAGGCGCGCAAGCCGCTGCCGCCCGACGCCCTTGCCGACAAGTGCGAGGCCTGGCTGCAGGCAGGTGGCGCCGCAAACATCGTGGATGCATTCGAGGCCGGCTACCGAGCCGCCGAGCGCGCCGAACAAGGAAAACGAAAATGAGCAACAGCGACACCGTGGGCCTGATAGAGGCTGCAGACATCCTGAAAGTCCACCCTAAAACCGCAGAGGACATGGCCCGCGACGGAACGATCCCAGCAGGAAAGATTGGGCGCGCCTACGTCTTCATGCGCCGCGACGTAGTGCGCCACGCCGAAAAGGTCATCCTCCAGCAAACGGCCGAACGTCTCGTGCGCAAGCGCTCACCAAAGAGCATTGGCAAGGTCCGTGCCGCGCAAGTTCGCGTAGCGCATTAG